ATGGTTGTATGTTTGTAACTGATGGTGCACCGCTATCGCCTTGTGTAATCCAAATATCTTTGTTATATTGAAGATGTGGAGAACCATTAACAGTGACAACGCCAAATTCTTCGTTAAAACTAACTTCATCTTTAAAATCCATTATTATTTTAGCTAATTGTTCTTCTGCCATATCTCTACTCATACCATTTACAGGTATGGTAAACATTCTATTTACCATCGCATTGATAACATTGAACATAATTCTTGTTTGTTCTAATAGTTTTAATTGATTAAATGGTCTAATTAAATTTTCAACATATGATGTTTCTGAATAATCAGCACCGCTACTATAACTCATATAAATAACTTGGCTATCTAATAAAATTCTTCTAAATTCAGGTGATTCGGGATATTGAACCCATATAGCATCGCCTGTTGTAGGTTCTACACTAGGTAAAAGAGATGATGGTTCTAATTTAGAAAATGAAATAATATTTTTATTTTTATCATCATATATAATCTCAAATGCTAAATAACCATCTATTAAAAAATCTTTGAAGTATCTATATGAAGCAATGCCATTATTAAACCCAAATAAATTATATATAATTTTATAATTTTCATCATATTTTTTCTTTATTTCTTCGCTAAATTCTTGTGGTAAGTCTAATGGTTTACAAAAAGGTTCATCCTCAGAAAAAACAATAGCTTCATCTGCAACAATAGTTATAGCTTCTGATATTTCAGTCTTTCTTGAATATTCTCTTAATATTCTTTGTTTTTCCATATATCCTCTGTCAAGATATGATATTGATTTTGTTTGTAGAATTTTAGCAACAGCATTTCTTGACATAATATCATACATATTATCAACATGTCCTGTTGGGGTTGGTGTTTGATTTATACCAACTGCGTTGGTATTTCTTATTATCATATCATTGGTATCCATACCAAAATTTGTATTTGATAAATTCCTCAACACTTTTGAAAAAAATCCTTTGTTTTGATTATTTGTATTGCTTAAACTATTTTCTCTATAAGATGACATTTATATTAAAACTATATTTTTCTTATATATCAAATAAACATCTCCTATTTATGGAAATGATTCTAAATATTTAATTGTTTTTATTAAAATTATAAATCTTTTAATTTTTGGTCTAAAAATTTAAAAGTTTTTTGTAATTCATTTACTATTTTAGCATAATCACCTCTTATTTTTTTCTCGTCTAATCTTTCTCCAAGGCTTTCATTTTTTAATTTAGTAATCCAAATCTCTGTTAATTTTTTTTCATCAACACCTGTTAAAATTTGAGTATTTGTTGTTGTTAATAGATGTATATTATCAGTTGATATTCTATAAAGACCATTTATTAATTCTAAACGAATTTCTCTTATGCTATAATCAATACCATAACTAATAGTTTGATTCCACATATTTTCATAATTTATAGTAGGTAATGTATTTTCTTCATTTACGGTTTTTGATTTTTCATTATCTTCTAATGTTTTTGTAAATTTCTTAAAAAAATTTACAAAAAAAGCTTCTTTTATATTTAATGGAATAAAATTAAAATTCATAATCCATAATACTTTTTTATCAATATTTGGATTATAATCTACTATTAAAAATGGAACATATTGCTCCAATTTGCTTGATTTGTTAATCCCTTGTATATCATAATACATAAAATAAAATCCACCAACTTTAAAATCGGTTGGTGTTATTTGAACAAATTTGTTATCACCTTTCTTAATTTTTGATAATAACCATTTTGTAGATTCTGTTGAATAATTAAGAACTTTTTTTCTCAATATTAATATTTTTTCTAAATATGTCATTTTTATTTTATAAAATTGTTTATTGTTTTTTCTGTAACAATTATAAATGACATACTTTTTGTCCTTGAATATGACTGAGCTGCCTGCCATTTGAGTCTATTTTTGTAGAATTCTAAAATTGCATATTCCCAATTTTTTAAAGATTGTGGTGTTATTTTTAATGGTTTTTTTGGAGGTTCGTTTTTTATAACTCTATCTACTTCAACAGAAGGTTTAACTTCTACTAAAAGTCTATCATATCCCGCAGGATTACTTGGGTTTTTCATTTCTACATAAAAATCTAAATAATATGTATGTTGTTTATTATCAGAACCTGTATAAGGAATACCTATTATTTCACTTCCCCATTTAATAACATTTGAATTTTTATCTAAAAAATTACAAAATTTTAATTCTAATGAACTTCTATAAACTATTTGTTTTGGGTCTGCTACATATTTACTTTCATTTATTAATTTGTAATATCCCGATAAATATTTATCAGGTTTGTTAGGTTTAGCATGATATCCCATATAAAAACATTTTCTTTATATATTTATAAAAAAATATGAAAATATTTAAAACAAATAAGATATATACTATTTAAGAGTTATGATGGTAATAATATATGATTACTAATAAAAAATAAAAATATGAAATGAGTTCAAAAAATTATTTAAATAACGCAGATTTAATGACAGAGATTATCCTATCAAAAGAAATTGATTATTTAACACCAACCGCTGAAAAAATGTTAATTTTATTAGCTAATAAAATTATTAAAAAATTTAGATATTATAATCCAATAGATAGAGATGATTGCCTTCAAACAGCTTTATATGTAGTTTTTTCTAATTGGAGAAATTTTGATGAAGTTAAATCTACTAATGCGTTTTCTTATTTTTCAGAAGTTATAAAAAGAGGTACAGCCAAGGGGTTTAACGAATTATATAAATTTAAGGGGGACCCTGATAGAAAAATAAAAACAGTTTCTATTCAATCGTCAAATGATGGTGAAGGTATTTATAATTTGTAGTAATAATTATTAAGAGTTTAAACAAATAAAAAACCTCTATAAAATTTATAGAGGTTTTTTATTTGTGTGTATTATAATAAATTATTTATTATTAGCTAATAATGATTTAACATTAAATAGTTGTTTTTCAAAATTTGATTTTTCGGATATTAGAGCAACGAGAGCAGATTTTAATTCATCGCTTGATTCTAATAATCCAGAAATTTCTAATGAAGAAATACATTCTGATACTTCTGATAATTTATTAGAAATAAATTTTTCTTTACTTTCAAGGTCTTTTCTATCAGCAACTTCTTTTGTAAATTTATTTTTTAAGAAATCAGAAAGGTCATAACCTAATTTAGAATTAACTTCATTACATAATACAGTAGCTGAATCATATTGGTATAAGTTGCTACCATATCTTGTATCTTTTGTATAAGAGAACATAGAATTTTTGTAATTGAATACATAATTTTCTAAATAAGGAACAGTGATGTTAGTTATTTTTTGAACGATGTCTAATTCAACAAAATTGTCTAATTTTTTAATAGTTTCTAAAACGATTGGATATAAATCTTTTCTCATAAAAGGAATTAAAGCTGAATCAAATACAGATTCTAATGTAGCTGATTTGTCTGCTTTTTCGTTATTGATAAAAATATCTCCATTTTCAACTGAAATAGAAAGAGATAAGTCTTCGTCAATAGTGAAATTGATTTTTTTATCAGCGATTGTACCAATTTCCAATGCTTTTTGTAAAAGATTAATAGAATATAATTCTTGTCTATCTGTGATATAATCAGAAGGTGTTGCAAAATCAATATTTGATTCAGAGATAAAAAACCATTTATCACCAATGTAAGTTAAATAGCCATTTTTGTTTTCTGTGTTGATTTTTTCAACGATAGAATAAACAACATCTGATTTACCTCCTTTTGATGTGATGTTTTGTCTTTCTCTTGGGTCAGTTGTTCTTTTAAACATAAAGTTTTTAACAGCAGGAATCCAATCATGAATAGATAATTCATTCAAAATTTTAATTTCTTGGTTTCTAACATTTGTTTCATTTATAATATCTAAAACAATTTTCATAACATTTCTGTAAAGCATACCTTGATTATCGTTTTCTAACAATCTATAAAGGTCTTCTAATTCATAGAATAATTCATCATTTTTGATGAAGCTATTCAAACCTTCTAATAAACTTTTAACAGAATTGTCATAAGTAAAAGGTTGTAATTTAAAATTTAGATTTTCTACTACTCTTTTTTGAGATTGTTGTTTTCCTAAATCGTCAGCATTTAATAATCCCATGTGGAATGTAATTTGTCTTTCAATATCATTTTGGTCTAAAGACAGTCCTTTTTTAAAATTATGTAATTCTAGGATAATGTCTGAGTTATCAATTTTATTCATTTTTTGATAAGTTTATTTTTACTATATATATTATTTTATATGTATGTTTTTTCATTTTTCCTTTATTTTTTATTAATATTTCCACCAATAAAAGATTTTTTATTTGAAATAGATGATAATGTTCTAACATTTCCTTTAAAAATAACTCTATTGCAGTTTGTAGCTACGATTGGTGGTGTTTCTATTGGTTCAATTGGAAAATAACTATGTATATCAAAATTAAATTTTATATATTTATCAACATCTTTAGCATTTTTTATACCATCTATTTCTCTTGTCATTGTAGATTCTTTATCATCGGGTATATCTAATATACAATCAATTCTATAACCATTGTGTGTAATATAGAAAAATTTGTATGCAAAAAAGAATTCCCATAGAGCTTCTCTACATTTCATTAATTCAATTTCTTTTCCTAAAATAATTTCTATACGAAATGTGGCTTTTATTGGCAAAAATCTATTTTTACCAATAAGTTTTTTTAAAACTCCATTTTCTTCTTTAAAGTATTCAATATCAACATTTGGATTTGCATATTCTTCTCTTTTTATGGTTGCGGTTTCCAATTGGATGTGTGCTCTTGGTTTAGGGTCAATGTTTAATTCAGGTCTTTTAGTGTTTGTTATTTCATCAACAAAAGCATCTAATAAAAATCTATCATCACCAATTAATGAATAATAAACAGGAACTGTAATTAATTTTTCAACAGTGTTTCCTTTATCGTCTATCCAACGATTAATCCAACGAACTTTCCTCGAAAATTCTGATATAGCACCTAATGTAAGACTTCTAAGAAATACATCATCATAATTAAACTTTTTGTCAAACTTGTTCATATAGTATATATTAAATATATTTTTTATATTCCCATCTTACTTGTCCACAGCTCCACAATTTACTATATCCTCTTTCGTACATAATCACATCTTCGGTTTTATTTGGGTCATAGCCATCTTTAATCAACTTTTGTTTATTGAATGTAAATCTGTGTTTTCTTTCTAAATTTTTACACCAAAAATAATCAGGCTTACTTAAATGTATTTTTTCAAAACCAAGAGTTTTATACATTTTGCCGTCAAATAATCTAAAATCACTATAACTTAATATTGTTTCATATTGATAGTTATTTAAAAAGTATTTAAATAACTTACTTGAAGCTCCTACTACATTAGTTTTTAATATATTACAGAAACGAATCAATTCAAATTCTTTTTTACTATTAGTATGTCTATAACCAAAGGTCATCAGAGATACCAATTCATCATTATAATAAAGACCTAATTTTATTGAACTTTGGCTATATCCTTGAATATGATTAGTATCTAAAAATTGTCTAACTAATTTACTATCTTTAACTTCTTTTACTACACATTTCCTAGCAAATATTTTATTTTCAATTTTATTTAATTTATTAAGAATAATTGATTTTACTATTTCTTGTTTAAATACCCATTCATCTTCCCAAATATGCATCAAATGTATATCTTTTTCTTGACATTTCAATGATTTATCTAAATGATAATCTTTACCGTGTGTAATTTTACCTATTTTGTCTTCTTTTTCTATATGGTAGTATAAACCGTTGAATTCTAACGCTAAATTGTGTGATGGTATATAAATATCTAATTCTTTACCGTCTAATATTGTTTTATCTTTTATTGTTTCAATACCGAAACTTTCTATAAAGTTTCTTATTTCAATTTCTTTAATAGATGAATTTTCAGATATAGGATAACATTCTGTACATAGACAAACGCCAAGACGATTCCTGTCATAAAAATTGAATTTATTTATTATAAAATCTTTTTCGCATAAAATATGTTTTATGTTAAAAGTTTCTGCTTTATATGATAATAATTTATATTCTTTATTATCTACTAAAACTTCATATTTTTTGAAAGTGTTTATATTAAATGTATTTCTAACTTTTTCTTTTACTATTTCTGATTGTGTTGGGTATTCAACTCCTAATTTTTTAATATTAGTTGATTTTACTTTATCTTTGATTTCTTGTGATTGCATTCCGTTTTCAACTCCATATTTTTCAATATTAGTTGATTTTACTTTATCTCGGATTTCTTGTGATTGCATTCCATATTCAACTCCATATTTTTCAATATTCGCTTCTTTGATTTTTTCTTTTATTATTTCTGATTGGAATGTATATTCAGTACCATACTTTTCTAAATTAGTAGTTTTCATTTTATTTATAAACAAATCACATTGTAGAGCATTTTCTACGCCATACTTTTCAAGATTTGTTTTTTTCCTTTTTTGGATGATTTCATCACCTTTTAATTCAAAAGTTTTCTTATTACTTTCTATAAATTTATCTTTAATTTCTTTTACTAGTGATGTATGTTCAACTCCATATTTTTCGAGATTATTATCTTTAATTCTCTGTTTTATGATATCTGATTGTGTTGCATATTCAACTCCATATCTTTCTATGTTGGTTTCTTTTCTTTTCTCTTTCACTTCATTTAGTTGAGATACGTATTCCACGCCATATTTTAATAAATTACTATCCTTTCTTTTTTGAGAAGAGCATTTTTGTGAACAAGAAAAATTTATGGTATGGTCTTTGGTATTTAAAATATAACTACCATAGGTTACATTTTTAATATTTGAACAATAATAACATTTCGCTGTTACTAACATAGTAGAATTTTTTTGGAGGTCTTTTATATAAACTGATATTATATCAGATTTTTTATTAAAAATGTAACCTTTTTCTCTGTAATAGAAAGAATTAGAACTTGGTTTAATATCAACAGTTTCTACTATTATCATAAAACTTTTTGATTATTATACAATATATAAACAAAAAGTTTTATATATTGTATAATTTTAATTGATTTTAAAATTAAAAAGTTTTATAAAATAGTTTAAACTAATTTATTTTGAGATTATATAAAATGTATAAAAGAAATTAATAATATGAATAATTTTGAAAAGAGTGAGATTTTAGATAAGCAATTATTTTGGGAAAAATATAGACCTGCTACCATTGAAGATTTGATTGTTCCTGATAGAATTAGAAAGTTGGTTAAAAATGGAGTGAGTGGAAATTATTTATTTCATGGACATTCAGGGTGTGGCAAATCTTCATTAGCAAGAATTTTATTACAAGAGTATGAAAATAGGTGTCTTATTTTGAGTAGTCGTTTAGGAGTTGAAGTATTAAGAGATAAAGTTGATTCTTTTTGTAGAGAACTAATAATGTTTGAGAAGTCTCAAATGAGAGTTGTATATTTTGAAGAATTTGACAGAGCTACTTCGCAATTACAAGAAGAGTTGAAATCTTTTATAGAAGACCATTCTGATAGGGTTCGTTTCATTGCTACTTGTAATAATATTGCGAAAATTAAAGAGCCTATAAGGTCAAGATTTATAGAAGTTGATTTCACAGCTATTGGAGATGAAGCAAAAGAATTAAAGGGTAATTTTGCAAAAAAAGTATTTGAAATTTGTAGCGATGAGAAAATTGATATAAGCAAAGATGTTTTAAAAGATATTATCGTTAAAAGATTTCCTGATTTTAGAAAAGTTTGGCAAGATGTTCAACAATATCATTTAACGGGTGTAAATAGTTCTAATAAGATTGAAAATTCTGATGATATAGAATTATTTAAAATAATATTGAGTAATTCTAATACTATAAAAATTTGGGAATTTTTATATGTAAATTGGATGGATAAGACAGATTTAGCATTTCAAAAATTAGGTAGAGATTTCTTTGAATATTTAAAAGAATATCATGTAAATAAAGTAGATAAAATGGGTAATGTTATTATTGTATTGTCTGATTATACTGACTTGAAATTACCAAACGCATTAGACCCATTTATTACATTAGTGAGTTTAGTATGTAAAATACAAGAAATTTTAAAATAATATTTATATGAAAAAATTTAATTATTTGCCCAAATATAAAAAATTATGTGAAAATGAAGGTTATTATAAAGAATTTGAATATAAAACAATTCCGTGTAGATTAATTAGAAATGGTCACGGTAATTGGTGTGGATATATAGCATTAAATAGTGGAGATAAATATTTTCAAGCTTCATGTAATGATATTAGTTATGTTGTTCATGGTGGTTTAACATTTTGTGATTATATGAAAGTTGAAGAATCTGTTTATAACGATGTTGATTATTGGTGGATTGGTTTTGATACGGCTCATATTGGTGATATATGCCCAATAGATTATGGTATTGGGGATATGTTTTATCAATATGGAACATATAAAGATTTAGAATATTGTATAAGTGAGGTTAAACTGTTAGCTGACCAATTATATGATAATAGTATTTGTAGAAAAATAAAAACCATTTTAGAAAAAATATAAATAAAATAAAATATAAAATTATGAGTGATTATAGTGCACAATTTAAAGAAATTGAAATAGAGAAGTATATTAATAGTATTGATTTCAATGGTGATTTTTCAATAGCAAAAATTAAAAGTGATTTAAGAAGTTTTTTGAATGAAACTCCTGCTGTTGAAGTTAGATATAAAAGGGAAGTATTATTAACAGAGGATTTAAAAGGTAATACCGTTACTACGACTAATGAAAAAGTTAAGTCTGTGATAATTGCATTTACAAGTGGGTTTGATGTTAATAACAATCCAATATTAAAAAAAGTAGAAATTTATAAATAAATAAAAATATGAATATTGATAATATAGAAATGATTGCTCATTATGTAGATGATAATGATGAAGGTTTTATTAAAAGAGTAAATGATGGTTATCAAATTATTTATTCTAATAAAAAAGAAAATATTACAGATAATAAATTAGATTTTGTATCTTTGTGTGATGTTATGAATTATTTAAGAAATGTTCGTTTAGACCATGCTATCAATTATAATATGAAGCATTTATCCACAAATCTTTTAGGCGAAATTTATAAAAACAAAGATGTTAAAATTGAAAATATTCTAGGATAGATGAAAAAACTCATTGTATTAACAGCCCCAAGTGGAAGTGGTAAAACTACTATTGTTAAAAAAATATTGAATGAATATTCTAATATAAAATTAGCAATAACATATACTACAAGATTGCCAAGGGTGGGTGAGGTAGATGGGGTAGATTATAATTTTGTTAGTGTTGATACTTTTGAAAATATGGTTGAAAAAAATGAATTTCTTGAATATGAAGAAGTTTATTATAATCAATTCTATGGATGTTCAAAAACATTGATAGATAAAAATTTTAATAATGGTTATTCTACTATTATGATTTTAGATGTTAAAGGTGCTATAAAAATAAAAGAAATTTATAAAGACGATTGTTTAATTTTATTTATAAAAGTTTCTGATATAGAAATTTTAAGAAAGAGGTTGATAGACAGAGGGGATATTTTAGATTCTATTAATAAAAGAATGGATAGAGTTTCAGAAGAATTAGAATATGAACACTTATATGATAATGTTGTATATAATGATAATTTAGATGATGCAATAAATAATATTAAAAATATTTTAAATATATGATAGGCAATTATAGTAGGTTAGAAAATAATAGTATTATTATAGATAAAGATGTGTTTAATAAAGAAGATATGTTAAACTCATCTTTTATATTAAAAGATAGGTTATATGCAGATATTCGAGATATTGCTGAAAGTATTTTAAGTTATAATTTTATTATTGATGAATATTTTTATATGTTTATATGTTTAGATGTTCATAGTGATAATTATCCTAATTATGATGATTTAGATGATTTATTATATAGTCCTTTTTATATAAAAGAAATTGAAGAAGAGTTTATCAAAAATTGTAATAATTTTAAAGTATTAAGATTGAATAATAATATTATATATGATGCTATAAACGAAGGAGAAGTTTGTGATTATGAAATGCAACATTTAGTTCCGATGTTAAGAAAATATAAAATAAAAAATTTATTAAATGAGTAATCATGAATTAACTATTGATTTATTAAAAGAAACATGCGAAGATATTAGATATAGTTTTGATATTGATTATTTAAAAAGTGTTGATTTTTATCATAGCCATCAATTAGGTGGTAGTGGTTATGTAAAAATTGGTTTCATTAAGGATGAACAT